AGGAATCTTGTATATATTTCATTTTGAGAAAGTTTTAACGATAAGATTTCGATAAACTCGAAATCTTGATTCAAATTAAATGTTAATGATTGGTCTTTCCCAACTTGCGTTCTTAGTCTAACTGATTTTGACATCAAATACTTTTTGGATAAATAGTTTATATTCTATTTTCAAAAAATAACCCCATAAGTTAAAAAATAAATCTATTAACTAAAGTTAACTGTTTTAAGGTTTTTGACCCTAACACTAATATCTTTACCAGGGAACCTTACTTGATATATCTGTGTTGGTTCCGCAAATATTGTTTCGTCAATTAATTCAATTTGTTTAGTTTCAGAATTTAAATATCTCTGGGATGTTTGTGACGATGAGTATTGACCACCAATTAAGTTAAACACATCCATTTGAGCGACAGTTACTACACCATTTAAGGACTGAATTTCTTTTTTGATTTCTGATACGTAAATGTTTTGGCCCATTTCTCTTATCGATGGTGAAAAATAATTAGATACGATATCAACAATTTGTGTAATTGTTGTTCCTTGATTTTGACTACCATCTAATACAATATACACATCAAATTTCAAATCAATAACTTGAGCACTTTCAACCGAAACATAATCATTAATCATTCGATAGTTAGATAGATAATTAGCAACATTCGATTTCATGGTATTTGAAATAACATTTGTCAATTTACCCGATGAGTCATATGATAAACACTGAACCTTAATTTTATTATCTTGTTCAGTGATTGCGACTTTTGCCGGTGCACCAAACTGAGAAGGCATACCTCGTATAATAGATTCGTAGTCATTAATCGTTACCGCTCTTTTTTGAGCCGCAAAATTATAAGATACATAATTTCTAACTTCCTCAACTGATGGAACATTAGCACCCCCAATCGCTGCGGTCGTATTATTACAATTCAGTGAGTTAACTACCGAAGTATTTTGACTTTGTGACGGTCCATTTACCGCAAAATTTACAGTACCTAACTGATTAATTACGTTAACGCCGACATTACTACTAATACCTCCACCTACTCTATATTGAATAAATAAAGTTGAGTTCGCCTTTAATGTACTACCTAATGCTAAGTTATTGGAATACTTTTGTAAGTTAAGGGGATTACCTGTTGAAGCGAACTCTCTTAATTGTTCATCCGCAGATTGACTACCTCCCCCGAATATCATTTTGAAGAAACCTTCAGGTGTGAATTCTGTGATGAATTTAGTACTTGTTGCAATATATCTCCCAACTTTCACTCCAGGTTGGTCAGAAGCCTTTGATGGGTCCTCTATGAATACTTTATCCTGAATTAACGCATCTACTTCATACCATTTATTATTGGTACCCAAAAATTCTTGGTCCGGTGGTACATTAGCATATTGTGTTCCATCTTTTAATAAAACACTAGTGACCCCCAATACATTTTTTTCAGGTAAAAATAGTTCTAAAAATGGAACAACATCGTTTGGTAAAATTGTTTTTTTGAAGACTTTGGTAACACCATTTACTGCAGTATCTCTCTTGGTGATGGTGTAGTTTAATATGTTTCCGTTTGAATCTAAGTTTGGAACTTTTTTTCTATTTGGAAAACCTTCGGGATTGAATGGTGATGAAAAATCAATATCATAAACTGTCTCAAAAATTTGTCCCGCACCTTGTAGTTGAGAACCTCGTCTTAATATACCACAATATCTGATGTCTTCCTTATCACCAAATGCCGGAACTATTATAGAAAAGTCAACTAAAGCAACCGATGGTCTTTGTCCTGGAACTTTTAATCCGTATGTTCTTGCGATATTATATATTGAAGACCTTTGTTGTGCGTATTGTAGTACCGTTTCCTGAACACTTCTATCAATTTGAAATTGTAGGTTGTCTGATACCGCAGCGTTTAAATCCAATAAAACCGAAAATACGGAAGCGTCATTTACATTAGATAAAAGGTCGGGATAATATGTTCTTACAAAGTTTATAAGTTCAGTCCTGATGGATTGGAAATCTCTGACTGTATAAGATATTTTTTTATTTGCCATATTTTTAAATATTAATAATTATAAAATCACTACTCTGAAAAGCATTTGAAGTAACCGCATAATCTATTCTTACTTTTGCAGTGTGTTCTTTCGTTGCGATTCCCGGTACTCTAAATACCCTATCGTCTCCATCAATAACAGTTCTTTCTTCCGGACTTTCTTCTGTTGAAGCGTCGAATACTTGTAATCCAGTTATTTTTAGATTTGGTATATACTTTTGTACCGATTCTCTGATTTCCGCCTCAATTTGGGAGAATGTTGGTCCATCAAGTGGTTCAAAAATATATTCATATAGTCTTGTTCCAAAATCAGGTAAAAAATATCTAGTACCCTTTCTCGTAAGTAATAAATGAATTAAATCTGTTCTGAGTTCTTTATCAGGTGTTTTTGATAAATCTAAATACCTTCCATCCTTAGAATCTCTAAATGGGAAATTAATTCCGTATGTAACTCCATTTGCCATACCTATAAATATAAGGTGTTAAATTTTACTTTCATTAATATCATAATAATAACTATCACCATCCTCAGAAATCCATCTATCTGAACTTGTTTCAACCGATGGTAATGAATTATCAACTTTTATATCTTTTAAATTCAGAGGGAAATCTGTCGTTATCCAATTTGAATCTTTCCAAAAAATTCTGTTGTTTGGTTGACATAAAAGATACCCATCGTCTGATACAAGTAAATGTCCGCACTTATAATCAGATGGTTCATCTGAGTAAGTATTATCAAACCAATCGATTGTCATAAGATAAGTTGCCCAAATTTTTGTTTTGTCTTTTAATAAAACTTCCGCTCTTTTTCCTTTAAGAAATTCATATTCAACTACAGTAACATTTTCTGAAAAACAATCCCAAAGTTGTTTAAAGTGAAATGGAATGTCTTTGGTTGGTTCCTTTAAGAATATTTCAGATATCGGAACTCTTGACCTTAACATACCATAGTCAGTCATTATGTGAAATGTTAATATTTTACCAGATATAGATTGTATTCCAAATACATATGCGTTATGGTACTTATCGTTATCTTTTTCATTTTTGGTAAAATGTGATAATCTTATAAGACACTTAAAACTTTTAATATTTTCGTTTAGTAACCCCACACTTATAAATATCAACATTTATAAAACAAAAAATCCCGATTTCTCGGGATTTGTATTATGCGGAACATCCAAAACATTCTACCGAACTACTGTCGGGTCTTGGAGGTAAATTCATTTTACTGTAGTCTACTTCGGGTAATGATTGGGGTTTAACTTCTTGACTGATGTCAACCGCCAAGTGTTTTGCTCCTGTTGATATCGCCTTTGTTCTTACATAGTAACACAAAGTTTTCAATCCATTGTCCCAAGCCTTAAAGTGAGATGAAGTAATTTTTGATACCGTTGGGTTCGCCAAATAGATATTCATTGATTGAGATTGGTCGATAAATGGGGCTCTATCAGATGCCATATCAATTAGTTCTCTTTGTGAAATCTCCCAAATGGTTCTATATTTTTTCAAAAGATGTTCAATTCTTTTTACTTTTTTGTTGTAGTTCTTATCCTCAGCATCCAAGTACTTGTTGAAATTAATTGGTTGGATTGAGCCTTCGTTTATAATAATTTCGTTTTTAACTTGTTCGTTCCAAATACCGATTTTTTCAAAGTCGGTAATAAGATATTTGTTTACAATCATAATTTCTCCACCAACAACTCGTCTGTTAAATAACGCTGAGTGAGCCGGTTCTGTCATTTCATAAGACCCTGTGATTTTCGCAGATGATGCGACCGGCATCTGAGCGGTTGTAAGTGAGTTACAAACTCCAAACATCTTAACACTTTCTTTTAATGAATTCCAATCCCACATTCCTGATAGGTTACTTTCATTTAATTCCCACATATCAAATTGGAATATTCCTTGTGACATAGGTGACCCTTGAAAGAAGTCGTATGGTTTATATTCACCTGTTTTACACAAGTTATTTGATTCGTAAACCGCTCCGTAATAGATGGTTTCAAAGATTTCTTTGTTAAGTTTTTTCGCTTCTTCGGAAGTGAAAATGTAATCCATTAAGTAAAACACATCCGCCAATCCTTGAGTTCCGATACCGATGGCTCTTTGTTCTAAACCACCTTTTCTACCTTTTTCGGTTGAGTAGTAGTTAATATCGATAACTTTGTTAAGTGCTCTTACGACCTTACGAGTTTCTTCAAACAATCTTTGGAAGTTGAACTTTCCGTCTTCAATGAAGTTTTTCAAAATCATAGAAGATAATGTACAAATCGCAGTTGTTTTTTCATCTGTATATTGGTAAATCTCGTTACACAAATTTGATTGTTTAATTACACCAATATTCTGATGGTTTGTCTTTCTGTTGGCACTATCCTTTGAGCAAAGGTATGGTACACCAGTTTCAATTTGTGATTCGACAATCTTATACCATAACTCCTGAGCCTTTATTTTTCTACCTAACCCTAAACTTACGGCTTTATTATAGATTTCTTCGTATTCCTCACCGTAACACTCTTGTAGTGGTTTTAATCCCGCTTTGTTAATGTCGTCAGGGCAGAATAAATACCAATCCGAAGATTCACGAACCGCTCTCATAAAGTTATCAGGTAACCACAAAGATGTGAAAAGGTCTCTTGCTCTTAACTCTTCGGGACCTGTATTTTTCTTAATATCCAAAAGGTCAAAAATGTCTTTATGCCAAGGCTCAATATAGATAGCGGCACTTCCTGGTCTTCTTCCTTGTTGATTAAAGAATCTCAATGATTCGTTCACGATTTTAAGATACTTCAACAATCCACCTGCGAATCCACCTGAAGAAGAAATACGAGTGTCTTTTGACCTTAAATTACTCATACAAAGTCCAATACCCGCAGCATCTGATGAGTATGTTGAAATGTCTTTTAATGTGTCCAATAAACCTACTCTTGAGTCGTCGTTATTGTAGTGTAACACACAAGATGCTAGTTGAGGTACTTTGGTTCCCGCATTAATCATAATAGGGGTTGCGGGGGAGATAAGTTGGTTTGACAACGAATTGTAGTATTCAACTGCCTCTTCAAACGATTTAGTAACCCATAAAGCAACTCTCATATACATGTGTTGAGGTCTCTCAACTGAAACACCGTTTGAATTTTTCAAAAGATACATTTCTTGTAATGAACGCCAAG